GAAAACCTGTTACTCCTAATCGTAGTTTAGGAACAACAAGTGGTTCTATGTATGTTCCAAGTTCTAGTAGTCCTATTAGACGGCCTGTACGTGGAAAAAGAAAGAGATATAGAAAAAGAACTTTTAAATCTTCTTATTTTGGATTATTAATTCGTGCTCCTGGTTTTTCTAAGTTTATCAAATAAAAATAAAAATGGCTAGATATGGACGAAAACGAGCTGGAAAGAAGTCAGTCACTAAGTCTGCTAATGCGATTGTTAAGAAAGCTAAGTCGCTTATGTTACGTTCGGTTGAGACGAAATTCTTTTATCCGTCCTATACTCAACTTTTGGCGGCTACTTCGATTTATAGTTACTCACCTACGCAAGGTCTTCCAGTCGGAAACACTGCAATTACGCGAGTAGGTGATCAAGTTTTATTGGAATCTGTTACAATTGCTGGTCAATATCGAATTGCTAGTGCTTGTTTGAACGCTAAACTGCGAATTTTGGTTGGATATACTCGTAATCAAACTGCTAATACTTCTTTTGCTACCGGAATTATTGGTACCAATGATTTGTTTTATGCTACTGGTTCTGTTGGTAATACTGATAAGATTGTAAATCCTTCTATTTTCACATGTTTGTATGATGAAATGTGGGATATTAATTCAAATACAACTACAGGACAAGATATTCGTTCCTTTTATGCTAGAATTCCTTTAAAAATGCGAAAATTTGATTATGCTATTTCTGGAGGTTCTTTAGGCAAGACTACTAATCTTGTTGTTGCAGTTGTTACTGATTCTCCAACTCCTAGTGGTTTAAATACTGGTACCATTTTCTTGGGTGTTAATTTGAAATTTAAGGATCCTTAAATAAATTAGTTATAGTGAGCTTTATTCAAATAATTAGTATATCTACGTAATTCAGATCTTAAATGACTATGGTGTTCTTCATCTATTTCTTCACCTAGTAGAGGATGTCTAAGATAGAAATTAAGTTTTGCAATTGCTTTTCGAATATGGTTGTGTACTGCAATATCAGCTACATCTGCGTTTGAATCCCATACTCTTTCTTCATTTATAGTTGGTAGAAACGGGTTGTTTGTAACATCTTCAATAACTTCATGGGCATTCATTAAAGTTAATTTAATGGGGGAATGCCTTTCCTTTTATACTAAGCGACCGCATGATTGACCGCACGCCGCTTAGTACCCCCCCTCTAAAAAAAAACTGCTTATGTAATCATAGTTTAACCACTTTAGGGTTAGGGTTAGGGTTAGAGTTTAGCTGGTTAGGGTGGTTAGAGTTTAGGGTTAGGGTTAGCCGGTTAGTTTAATCCCAGTAGGGTTAGTTCCGATAGGTTCATATTCTTATTGGCTTTGCCTGAAAATTATCGGGTCATACTAATTCATTGCACGCGTTGAGACTAAGCACAGAAGGTCCAGCAATATTATTACCTGGACCTTCTGTGCCTGTGCTTACCTGAAACAATGTCAAGAAATCGTAATTTCTGCTTTACATGGAATAATTATAATGATGATTCTAAATTATTCCTTGCAACTGTTAGCTGCAAATATGTTGCGTATAGCGAAGAAGTTGCTCCTAATACCGGCACTAAACACCTTCAAGGATATATATCCTTTAATAATCCTAAAACCCTTTCTCAAGCTCGTATAACTCTTTTAGGTTGTCATGTTGAAACAATGTTAGGTTCAATTTCTCAAAATGAAGATTATTGTTCTAAAGTTGGCGAACTAATTGAAAGAGGTCAAAAGCCTGTATCTAATGATAACAAGGGTCGTGCTGAAAAACTACGTTGGCAAAGAGCGAAAGAATTTGCTAAACTTAATCAATTGGACGAAATTGATGCTGATATTTTTATTCGTTGTTATAATACGTTGAAAAATATTGCGAAGGATAATTTAGTCAAACCTCCTCCTGAAGATGTCAAATGCTTCTGGATTCATGGTCCTACAGGAACTGGTAAGTCTCATGCTGTTGAAACGACATTTCCAAATTGTTATAAGAAACAAATGGACGATTTAAAGTGGTTTGATTTGTATAATGATGAAGAAGTAATTTACTTAGAAGATATGGATAAGTATCAAGTTAAATGGGGTGGGATGTTGAAAAGGCTTGCTGATCGATGGCCTATGCTTGCTAGTATCAAAGGATCTATGAGATACATTCGTCCTAAAATTGTTATAGTTACTTCTAATTACCTTCCTGATGAAATCTGGACAGATTCTTCTACTCTTGATCCTTTACTTCGACGATTTACTGTGATTTTGAAAGAGTCTCAAGATCAATTAATAGACTTTACCCAATAAAAATGGCTATATTGCAACAACCTCCTCTTATCCATGACATAGCAGGATTTGGTATGTTTCTTGGTGCTTCAATTCTTGTTAGTAATATACCTCAAATGTCTTCACCTCAATCAGGTCGGTCGTCTCGTCCGTCAATTGGAAAACCTGTTACTCCTAATCGTAGTTTAGGAACAACAAGTGGTTCTATGTATGTTCCAAGTTCTAGTAGTCCTATTAGACGGCCTGTACGTGGAAAAAGAAAGAGATATAGAAAAAGAAC